CTTACGTTACAATAAAAATCGGCAACGCCTTATGTTCCTCATACGTAATGCGATAGCCGCACGCAACAAAATAAAGTGTCGTGACTTTATATTTTCCATCTTTTGTAAAAGGATGTCTGGCGAGATGAATACCTCCGAAGGTAATGGTTTAATGAACATGTTCATGACATTTTTCCTTCTCGAAGAAGCAGGCAACTTTGAATACGGTGGATACTTTGAAGGTGATGATGGGGTTTGCTGGTACACTTCCGTGGACTATTCTAGTGCACAACCACCTACCACCCTTCAATATGAGGCCATCGGAGCCAAGATCAAGATAATGATACCACCAGAACCAACTCTTGAATCATTTTGCGGTTTAATTTTCGACCCTGTAGTTTTAGATAATGTGACAGATCCATTTGAGTGTCTAATGTCTTTCGGCTACACAACTCGACAATATGAATTTGCGTGTGAATCCAAGAGATTGGCTTTGCTCCGATCGAAGTCCCTTTCGATGCTTTACAGCTATCCTGGGGCACCCATACTGAAAGCTTTGGCTTTGTATGGTTTACGTGTTTCTGACAAAATAGACGACAAATACCTAGCTAAAGTAGAATCCAGAATGAAAATTTGTAGCTATGATAAAGAAGAAACCATCCAAGATCGTCGTGCTCAAAAGTTCGATGACGTTTTAAATAAACCTGTACATACTCTCACCAGGCTGGTAGTTGAACGTAAGTTCGGCATCAGTTTGGAATTACAATATAAAATAGAAAAATACCTCAACGAAAAGAACGATCTGTCGCCTTTAGACATACCTGAGGTCCTTGACTACGTACATCCTGACACAATTAAATATTATAATACGTACGCAATAAATCTACACCCCAAATCGAAATTCTCCTTCACAGCCACACAACACAGGCCTTACAAAATATGGCGTGATGCTCTCAGCTACGATCTGATATGGTAGCGCCCTAAACTTAAACAGTCCGAAATTACCCGGAGGCGCTGGGTCCCTAGAAATTATTACAAGGGTAATTACATTTTTCTATCTATACACATTATGGAACAAGCTACACAAGTAGACGCTACTCTCAAAAGACTCGCAAAATATCACGG